TTCGGCGGTTGAACTGCCCGCCCAGGTACAGGAGCCGTCCGAACTGCCGGAAGCCGGCACTCAGCCGGAACCCCAGCCTGAACTTCAGTCCACCCCGGCGGCTGAGCCTATCCTGATGACCCGCTTTTATGCGAAAGGCACCAAAGGCCAGCTGATCGGTTTGAAGCATTATCTGGAAAAGGAAGGTATTGAATATGGCAACTTATAATCAGATGCAGGTACAGCAGAAGCCCAAGTTCTCCGTGGCAATCACCACCAAGGGCTATCAGTCCTTGATCTCCAACACTCTGCGCGACCCGGCCCGCGCCCGCCGGTTCACGGCCAGCATTACCTCGGCGGTGGCCGTCAACCCCGCCCTGCAGGAATGCGATGCCGGCACGATTCTGGCTGGTGCCCTGCTGGGTGAAAGCCTGAACCTCAGCCCGTCCCCTCAGCTGGGGCAGTACTACCTCGTGCCTTTCAAGCAGAAAGCCAAGTATGACCGCAACAACAGGCTGATCCGCCCGGAGAGTGTCACGGCACAGTTTGTTCTGGGCTATAAGGGCTACATCCAGCTGGCCTTACGCAGCGGCCAGTACAAGGATCTGGATGTTATGGTCATCAAGCAGGGCGAGTACCTCGGCAAAGACCCGGAAACCGGAAAAGCCAAATTCCAGTTCGTCGAGGATGACGATCAGCGTGACGCGTTGCCCACGGTCGGGTATATGGCCTACTTTGAGTACCTCAACGGCTTCCGCAAGGTGTTGTATTGGTCGAAAGAGAAAATGATGACCCATGCCGATACCTATTCCAAGGCTTTCAGCCGTAAGAACTACGAAGACCTGATGACTGGCAAAGTCCCGGAAAGCGAGATGTGGAAGTACTCCTCGTTCTGGTACAAAAACTTTGATGACATGGCCAAAAAGACCCTGCTTCGCCAGCTTATTTCTCGCTGGGGCGTTATGAGCATCGAAATGACGAAAGCCATGGAGAGCGACAACGCCGTGGCAACAGTGTCCGACAACAACGAGATCATCACCGAGCCGGAACCGATGCCTGGTGCATCCGAACAGCCGGAACTGCATACCGGGAAGCCTGAGGTGGGCGATGGGCAGGCATTGCCCCATGTGGACATTGCTCAGAGTGAACCCACGACCGCCGAGCCGGTGGTTGACCTCAGCTCGTTATGATCGACTACAACATCATCGCAACTGGCAGTAAAGGCAATGCGGTGGTGATTGACCAAAAAATCCTGATTGACTGCGGCGTGTCTTTCAAGGCACTGTCAAAAGTATACCGGGCGTTGAAGCTGGTTCTGCTCACTCACATTCACAGTGACCACTTCCAGCCGACAACGCTCCGGCTTTTGGCAGAAAACCGCCCCACGCTCCGTTTTGCGTGCTGTGCATGGCTGTGCAAGCCGCTGGTGGATGCAGGGGTGCCGGTCTCGCAGATTGATGTTCTGGAGCCGGGGCACATGTATGGATACGGCATCTGCAACGTCAGGCCCGATATGGTCAAGCACAATGTTCCGAATTGCGCTTGGAAAGTCTGGCTCCCATCAGGGAAGCTGTTTTACTGCACAGATATGAACAATTTGAACGGCATCACGGCTCCGAACTATGACCTGTACATGGTGGAAGCCAACTACGATGACGCGGAAATCCAAGCCAAAATTGCAGAGAAAAAGCTGAACGGTGAGTACATTTACGAGCTGGGCGTGCTGCACAACCACATGAGCCTTTCCAAGATCAATGACTGGTTATATGCCAACATGGGGCAGAACAGCGCCTATATCTATATGCACTGCCATCAGGACAAGGAGGATGCCACATGACCGGACGGCTGGTGGACATGGCTTTTACCCTCGGCGGGAAACAGCGGGTCACGCTGGAAATCAACGGCGACTTCTGTGAAATCTGGGACAAGCTCCATCAGGAGCCGGTTCTGGACGTAGAAATCAAAAAGCACAGGGAAAAGCGCAGCCTGTCGGCAAATGCGTATTTCCACGTTCTGTGCAACAAGATTTCTGCAGAAACCGGCGAGAGCGAGGATGCCGTGAAGCGGCGGCTCGTGGTTTCGTATGGAGCGCTTGCCCGCGACAAGGACGGCAAGCCTGTTGGCCTGAAACTCCCGCCGACCGTAGATCCCAGCGACTTTTACCCTTATGTCCGGCTCTATGAAACCCGGCAGGAAAACGGCAAAGACTACTCCTGCTATTTTGTCTACAAGGAAAGCCACAAGATGGATTCAAAGGAATTTGCCCGTCTTGTGGACGGCGCAATCGAAGAAGCCAAGGAACTGGGCATCCAGACGGATACCCCGGAACAGCTGGCTCGTTACAAAGAAGAATGGTCGAAATGACCGGAAAGGAAAAATTATGAGTACGTATGGCGCAAGACCGGAAGTTATTGCAATTCCGGTGGATGAGTACAAGGAATTGCTGGCAGCAAACACGGAGCTGAAA